ATAATAACTATGAAGAAATGAATATAAAATTGATTTTAGATATAATTTTTATATCAAAGATATAGAAATGACTGATTGTGACATTTGTTGTGAATATAAAACAGCTTTCATCATTTGTTCTTATTGCAAATTTCAAGCTTGCGAAACTTGTATTCAAAAATTTATTGAAGATAAACTTAGAGAACCGTTATGTATGAATTGCGGAAACATATGGAGTCGAGAGTTTGTACTTGAAAACGTTAGTAATAAGAAATGGTTCTTCCAACACATTGCAAAGTATATACTTGAACAGGAAAAGATGCTTTTACCAGAAACACAGGAAGAAGCATCTCTGATTTCTCGCATACAAGAGTTATCACAATGTATTAAGTCACTTCCAACAAATCAGCGTCTAAAGAGCATGTACAAAAGTCTTGACATCAGTTCAAAGGTAATAGAAGAAAAACGTGATATATTATGGAAGATTAAATGCGAAATAAACTCTGCAAAAAAATTGACAATCACCTACGGTGGAATTGGTTCTTCGAGAGCTTCCGCTAAACATAACCATTATATATTCAAATGCCCATCAGATTGCAGAGGTTTTATTTCAAACAATTACAGTTGTGGAACATGTAAAGGTTTAGTATGTAAAAAATGCAGAGTTCAGATAAAAGAAGATTTAGAACACATTTGTAATGAAGATGACATAAAAAGCTCAGCTTTAGTTTCCAGTTTAACTAAACCATGTCCAAAATGCATGACACCAATTCTAAAATCAGGTGGTTGCGATCAAATGTTTTGTGTATTATGTCATACCGCATTCAGCTGGACTACTGGAAAAATAGAGGTAGGAGTTATTCACAACCCGCATTACTACGAATATTTGTCAACTTTAACAACTCCAATGGTAGATATTGAAGTTTTAGCATGTGGTGATATTCCTGACGCAATGACTTATATAAAAAGAATTACAACAGCTACAAATTCTCAAATTTTTATAAGAAAATTAACAGACTTGCATCTTATTGCAAGACACATCAGACATGCTATCGTTCCATCTTGGCAAATTAACAAAGTAAAAGATAATATTGATATTCGTGTTCAATATCTTCTTGGAGAGATTGATGAAACTACGTGGGAATCAAAATTATTGTTTCGAGAAAAAAAACGTATGAAAATAAAGGCCTTTCATGATCTTATCCAAATGGTTTTAGTAATATTGGAAGATTTTGTAAGACGTGTGTTTTCATTTGATATATTAAATATAGAAAATTGGCATTCTCTTTCAAGCTCAACAATTGTAGAAGCGGTGTATCTTAAGAAATATTACTGTACATCACTGTCACAAATATGTAAAGTACATGGAGGGACTATTCCTTTAGAACTATCTACTGCATTTCCATATTCAGATGAATAAAATAAATCACGTTGATTTATTTTTATTATAATCTTGGTTATAATAAAAATAAAATGCCAAAGAAATTGAAGAAGAAATCAAAAAAGAAATCAAAGAAACTAGGGGAAACCGAGTTTAGGTGTTTCTGTTGCAAAAAGAAAGTTGAGGCTAAAACTGGATCTATTTGTGTTGATATATATGACAATGGGAGATATGCTTTGAGAGGTACTTGTCCTAAAAATAATTGTAAGTTGTCCAAATTTATTAGTAACGACACCGCTGAAGAACTAAAGGAATTGTACGGTGGTTGTAATGATTCATGTAATAAAGTTGTCGAAGCTGGAGGTATTCTTACTGTTTTTGCTCTTCTTGGGGGTGCAATAGCCTATGCTGTCAAAATGGCTAAAAAATGCTAATTTTAGGTGTAAAAAGAAGTTAGATTTAAATCAGATAATAATTATAATAAATAATGAATAATGACCTAGAATGTCCTATCTGTCTAAAAAATATATCAAATGGAATGTTTATATCTCATTGTCTGCACATGTTTTGTTTAGAATGTATACAAAAAGCTTTACTCTGTAAAAAATCGTGTCCACTTTGTCGTAAAAAACTTTATTATAATCCTGAACGTTATTCTAAAAATATCAAAATACAAAGAGTTTGTGTTCAAAGAAGATTTGGAAGAGATATTACATATAATGTTTATCTAATGGAAAATTCTGAAAACGGGACCAGATGGATGGAAAACCGAAATTCTTTTGGTATACTTGTTTCAACCCTACCTTTTTGGATTAATAGTTTTAATATTTAATCACAAATCTTTATGATAGATAAATGCCAGAAGGTGTTCAAATAATGTCAAAACGAAATATAATAATTGCATTACTTATATTATCTACAATTTTATCTTTGTCAGCAACTTTTTTATCGTATTTTGGAATAACAAGGTATTTCGGTTGTCACGTAAATAAGTGCAATAAATTTATACAAAATTATAGTAAATTACCAAAAATTTCCAAAGGAAGAGTTGTTATTTCCTTTTCAGTAGATCCTAATAAATTGAATAAGTTAAAACCTTTCTTTAATTCTATTCTTGATCAAACAGTAAAAGTCGATTTAATAGCTATGATAATGCCAGATGATGGCAGAAATATAAATTATGTTATACCAGATTATATTAAAGATTTCGCTGTAGTATTTCACACAGGCAGAGGGTACGGAAAAGGAACTAAAATAATTCCTATGTTATTACGTGAAAAGGAATGCGATACTACCATTATCACTTTGGATGAAAATATAGTGTACGGACAAGACTTTATTTATTCTTTAATTGAAGAATCCAAGAACTATCCTGATTCAGTTTTAACTGACAAAAAAGGAACATTTATGCTATCTAAACCTGAACATTTCGATTGTGATGTAATTAATAGAGAAAAAGATAGTCTTGATAATGATTGGTTTTTACAAAAAGCATTAAAAAGCAAAATCTTTAATTATCAAGAAAATTACAAAATTATATCATTATAATGATAAACCTTCATCATTAAAAATTCATACTAATAGTATGAATTTTAAAAGAATATTTTTTGAATTTATAAATCAATAAGTAATGTGTTAACACAGCAATGTTCAATGTCTCCGTAATATGATTTGAAAGTTCCAGGTAATCCTGAAACATACTCATACTTATAAGAACGTCCTGTTATATTACGCTTGATATCTTGCGGTGATACTTTACCAATTATTTTAAGATAACAATCACGTACGAGATTAAAATCAACCATTGGTAGTATAACAACACCTTCCCATTCCTTTCTTTTTCCACGAAGATCTACTTCAAATTGTTCAGGACACTGTTTCTTAAGAGGAGACTTTGAATCTGTCAAAAGACGACATAAAGGTTCAGGAATTAGATCAGCACTTTTTGGAGGCAGAACACATAGTAATTGTTGAAATGGCGTGCTTGGAATAGTTTTTACGTATTTAGTATGAGAGAATGATTTTACATGAGCAGATAGCACAGACGCGCATGGGGCGTAATGATAACGAAAATTCCACTTCCAATTTGGAACTCCTCGTGTATAATATGATAAGACCCATTGCATTCCTTCTAGATAATCATGACACAAAACTTTTTCTTCAGTAAGAGGTGGAAATGAGTACGTGTAATATTCTTTTTTATATTTTTCAATGTCAACGTTCCATTTACCAGTAGCACTATTTTGCTCTGCGCAACTTTCTAAAAGTGGATCTGGAAAAAAATCTTTCTTCTTGCTTAACTTTCCTTCTAAATTTTCCTTTTCATGTATTCCAATCTTTTCTAAAAAAATACAAAGAGGAATTGGAAGAAACTCAACCCGATCATCTTTTAGATGAGTGATATGACCATATGTAATACCTGTTTCCTTATAAACTTCTAGAATCAACTCTATACCCCTTTCTATGATCTCTATAGACGGAATGTGTGGAAGAAAATCATTACCTACCATAAAACAGAGAAATATAAAGTCATCTATCGAAGTCCTTTCATTAAAAACAAACGCTCCTTCAGAAGGCCAACGTAAAATCAAAGCAAGTTCTTTTCTAATAGAACCTATATCAAGACAAAAAAAATCATTCTTCAAATCATACGCATCTTCTCGTAGAATATAAAAGTTTGGTACATGAGTACCTAGAGCAAGCATTATAAGATCGGCGTCCATACCATTAATACAATATGTATCACTAATATTCCCATAATATCGAATATAATTTATAATCTTATGCTCTCCTTCTCCTGGAGCCTTTTCATTAGAAAAGACAACTTCAATTCCACGCCAAGATTCATCCTCATTTATCCTCTTTCGAATATACCAGTCTATATATTTTGTGAGAAAATCCATAAATTTTGTTCCTGGTGTAATACAATTACTATTGAAAGGACATTTTGAATCTGAAGACTCTGATGCACTTCGAAATCGTCTTTGGCGTTGTTGATTTTGCTTACTCAGAGGAGCAGGTCCGTCTACGCACAATATTAATCGTTTCTTTGGCTTAACTATTTTGAAAATATGTTCTATCGAACGACACACATCCTCAAACATGGCTATCTGTTTCTCTTTGCCATTGTTTCGTCTGTTATTTGTACGTAGCAGACGTGGATTTGGTTTGTGATTACCGTATTCATATATCTTTTGTGCAGAAGCATGAAAAATACCATTCATATCGATCATTAAATTATCAATGCTTACATTTATAGATTCAAGATCTTGGCCTCTTTCCATATTCTTCACATGCGCTCTAAATTGAGCCTTAAACCAATGGAAAAAATGTTTGATACCCATGTCTTTTTATTTATTCTTATAAATCTTGTCCTTAAGAATCAAATTTAAATTAAGTGTTTTTCCGTAACACACGAATAAGTCGCAAAAACTTTCTTCATATTCTAAGTATATGAAGAAAATATATTTATTTCTTTGATAAAAGTCTTTTAGGCTTGACAGGAGGCACATCTTCATCAGATTCTACATCTGAATCAAATAGTACAGAACTTTTTGCTCCGTCTATATTATGATATTTGCAAAGACTCTCAACCATCTTTGTAAGAGCATCAATCTTTGCTTCAAGTCGAGAAGTATTGTCACGATTTGAACTAAAATTATCAGACGAACTCTGTGATTTTTCAAATACACTCGTTTGTGGTGTACGTTCTACCGTGTTACACCCTTTCTCAATCCAATCGGAAATCTCCTTACGCTTTTCACCCCAAAAAAGCCAAGCCCCAAATTTATCTCCAGATTGTTTATCTGTTAGACTACTATTCCATTTACCGCCAAGAGCGAGAAGCGAATCCTTATGTGGTTTCGTTCCGCCGCGAACAACAAATGATTTGGGTGAATATTCTTCAATGTAAACAATATGTGACATCTTTCTAATTTTCTAAAAAATTCTCGATAAATAATTCAATTTTATTTTTGATTAT